GTAACACCCGCAGTTATGCCGGTTGGTAGTGATCCCCCCGAAAACTGAAGCGCAGCACCCTCGGTATAAAGTATGGTGGATGTCACCAAAGTTGGCGAAGCGTTTGTAAAGGATACCGTACCCCCCAGAGAGTTGAGCAGCACGCCCCGAGTGTTTACAGTGTTAGTCGCATTCCAATAGTAAATTGGGCCAGTACGAGGGCCATAGACTAAATCTTGACCATAGTTGATTTGGTTCCACAAACGAAGCGAAGAGGTGGACGAAAGGCCATAACCCCACGTACCAACCGTGCCACCGGCAGGGGGAGGACTGCCCCAGCTACCAGCGCCCCAACCTACAAGCGGAACAGGAATAGCGGGGCCAACATTGATTTGGTATGTGGCTACGACAGAAGCGCCACCACCGGGGGAGCCGGAAACATCCGTTGCGTTTGCTGTAACCGAGGCCGTGAATGTGTAGCA